GCTACGGCTGGACTCCTATACGGCACTGCAGTTACCTTAGCTTATAATGGGTTCAATGTACCAGGACTAGGTGTAGTAAGGATTACAGGTGCTGGACCTACAGACTATGATCAAAGAAAGATACTTGAAGGTGCTGGATGGTTACCTTATTCCTTTGAATTTGCGGATAACAGAGGCAATAAACAATATACTCAGTATAATCGTCTTGATCCCTTTGCTATGTTCCTCGGTATGGCAGCTAACTTTGTACAGATAGGCTCATACTTAGATGAAGACCAACAGGAAGATATGGCTGCGTTTGGTATGCTGGCTATGTATCAACTAATGGAAGATAAAGCTTGGGTTTCTGGGTTAACTGATTTCTTTGGGTCTCTAGCTGCCGGTGAGAACCGTCTAATTCACTACTTTAATGGGATGGCAGCTAGCTTTGTTCCTCGGATCATTAGTGATAGTCCGATTAAATCCTTGCCAGGTGAAATGCTAGATGATCCTTTTAGGCGTGTAATACGAGATATGGGTGATGGGTTTGATAAGATGATCCCATACCTTAGTAAGAAACTTATGCCTCAGAGAGATCCTATATTTGGAGATAAGATAAAGAACCCTAAGTTCTTAGGTAGTGGTCTGGGTATGGGTTGGGCTTCACCCTTTAAAGTTAGTAAACGACTGAAGGATTCTACTGCTGATAAGCTTGCTGCTTTACGACATGGGTTTCAAGCTCCCTCAACTTCTTGGTTTGGTGTAGACCTTAGAGATATTGAGCTACCTAGTGGACAAACAGCATATGATGAAATGCAAAAGAACGTAACACAGCTAGGAGGCAAGTGGGACTTACCTGCTCTTATAGAAGCTTATGTTAGTGATCCTAGATGGGAACAGATCCCAGATATGGAGAGGATTAAGCTGATATCTGGAGTTATATCTAAATTTAGGACTGCTGCTAAGCTGAAGACTTACAAAGACAATCCTAGTTTTGCCAAGACTATACGAGATGCTAAGCTGCGTCAGTTGACCCAAGTAAGTGACCCCAGTGCACTCTAGAAGGATACCATAACCATGCCTTATATTTATTATGCTACTGAATATTCAGACGGAACTGGCGAAGAAGCACAAAGAGTTGACTATCCTCCTTTTGATTTCATTTCACAAGCCGATATAGAAGTTTGGGTAGGAGGTGAACTTCAAACTGTTGGCTTCGACGAAGACTACATTCTTGTGCAAAGAGACGATGAAACTCATGGATTTCAAATTATGTTTGTTACCGGTTCTACGCCTCCTGTAGGAATCGGTAATGTTAAGCTCAGAAGAAAGACTACTAGAGGCGCACTGGACATAGACTTCCAAGACTCAAGTACCTTGACTGAAGCCGATATAGAAAAAGCTACTAAGCAGGGTATCTACTTGGCAGAAGAAGCTCTTGATGCTGCTACCGATGCACTTCAGGCGGCTCATACTTCTACAGAAGTATACATTTCAGGAGACCTACCTGGAGTTCTTTCTGACTCCCAAAATAATCATTTTCTACAGGTCGCGGCAACAGATGATGTGTGGGAAGTGACTACGCCAATCAGTGCTAAAGCTTCAATGCCTTTTGGTACAGCAGCGGATAAAAATTGGGGAGTTAATACTGGTGAAGTACCTTTAAATCCAGGTACAGAGGGTACAGAAGGTCGGGAACTTCATTCAGGTGCTTACACTGATATCGGTACTGTAGCCTGGACAACTATACCAATGAATACTCAGAATGCTGCACTTGGAAGCGGAGCATATTATGATGTTCATACTTCTGGAGGTACTCTTAATAAATTAATACTTATGGATGATGAAGGTATACCTGAAATATATGCGAAGCGACTTCTAGATGTCGTAGCTTCAATACCGATATTCTACGCTCGGTATTCGGTCCCTGCAGATGTGGGGGCAACTACAGCTAGTACACCCCCTAATGATGTAGGCACAGATCTTGGACATCTAGAGGCGACTTGGAATACCTATCCTTTATCTTCGTCTTCTCCGAATCCGGCTGCAGCAAATCTCTCTACACCTCTTACATTAGCTGACAACGTGATAAAAATACCGCCTGGTGTATGGAAAATTAGTTGGTCGTGCATGCTTCATAGAACTAGGGAGGTAGTGACACGATTCTATAATGAAACCACTGAGGAGGTTTTAGTAGAAGGTCTACAGCAACATCACTTTGATGATACGCATGCTGGTCCCCTTACAGGAACCGGAAGATTTACAGTAGCTGCTGAAATTGCCGACAGTTGTGTGCTACAGTACTGGTGTAGAAGAATTATTGGTAATACCGTTTTTGGTCGAGCAATTGGCGGTAATCCTGGTATAGAACAAGTATTTGCTAATGTTGAAATAACTATGGAGGAACACGCCTAATGGCTGATCTACACCATCAAGAGAAGGTAATCAATGACGGTCTTAAAACCTTAAAGACAAGGTTCCTTGAAAAGATTACGGAGAAAGTAGATCAGATAGAACCGTTGTCAGCTTCTGATATCAATGCTATCTATGCTGTACTTAAGGATGCCAACTTGGGGTTCACTCCTGAGGATATCCTGCCTATTGAAAAGTCTCTAGACTTCAAGGACTTACCTTTCCCTCTACCAGAGGAATAGAATACTATGGCACAAGAAGAGGCTTTTAAGGACTTCCGTAACTTCCTTTATAGGATATGGGAACACCTGAATCTTCCTGAGCCAACTGAGAATCAGTATCATATAGCTCAACTCCTTCAGCATGGGCCTGATCGCTTTATGTTTGCTGGATTCCGTGGGGTAGGGAAATCCTTCATTACATCTGCCTTTTGCCTTTGGACTTGGTATTGGAACTACGATGCTAAGGTGATGGTGGTGTCTGCTAGTGGACAGCGTGCCGCCAACTTCTCCACCTTCTGCCTTGATCTCATCAACCAAGTAGACTTCCTAAGTCACCTGCGTCCTAAGACCCATCAACGGCAGTCTACGATTAAGTTTGATGTTGGACCCTGTAGGTCGGACCAGTCTCCGTCTATGAAGTCTGCTTCTATATCAGGTAATATTACTGGTGATAGGTCTGACTTGATTATTCCTGACGATGTGGAGAACCCTAAGAACTCAGCTACTGAGGGGATGAGGGAAAAGATAAGAGAAGCTGTAAAAGAATTTGAAGCTGTACTAAAACCTGGTGGAAGAATTGCGTACCTAGGGACACCTCAAACTATCCAATCTTTATATAATGAATTGGTGAACCGTGGGTACAAACAGATCCTTCTTCCAGCTAGATACCCTACAGTGGACTACGAGGACCACCTAGGGGATCGCTTGATGCCCCACATCAAGGAAGCTATCCGTAAGGATCCCTCGCTTAGAGGGAAACCTACGGAGCCTACGAGGTTTCCTGACTTTGAATTGGATGTTAGGGAGGCATCCTATGGAAGATCGGGGTTTGCCCTGCAGTTCATGCTTGATACTCGTCTATCGGACATGATTAAGTACCCATTGAAGATAAATGACTTGGTTGTCATGAACTTGAACGATGATATAGCTCCTCAGAAGGTAGTTTGGGCCAGATCCCCTGAGTTAGCATGGGACTTAGAGTGTTTTGGGTTCGATGGAGACCGTTACTACCGTCCTATGCAGGTATCCAAGGAAGAATGGCTACAATATACTGGTTCAGTGATGATAATTGACCCTTCAGGCAGGGGTAAGGACGAGACTGCTTGGATAGTCTTGAAGTTCTTTAATGGTTTCCTTTATCTCCTCAAGTCTGGGGGGGATCAGAGGGGTTATGCTGATGTAGTACTTAAGAATATAGTGGCTGATGCGAAAAGGTTTAAAGTTAATAAGACTATATACGAGAGTAACTACGGAGATGGTATGTTTGGCTCTATCATACGCCCCTTCTTTGATAAAGAGTACCCCTGTACAGTAGAAGAGGTGCGTGTATCAGGCCAAAAGGAGCCACGAATCATAGATATACTAGAACCTGTACTTACTCAGCATAGGTTAATTGTTGATCATAGGGTTATTGAGGAAGATCTCCGTGTTCCTGACAGTAAGGAAGGGGAGTTTACAACTAACTTCTCTCTAATGTATCAACTTAGTCATATAACAAGAGACCGTGGTAGTCTTATTCATGAGGATAGATTAGATGCATTAGCTACAGCAGTTAACTACTTCAATGAGCAGCTACGTAGAGATGCAGATAAAGCTATAGATCAACGCAGAGAAGAGCTACTTGATGCAGAACTTAAGAAGTTTGTTGAGGCAGGTTCTGGGTTCACCTATGATACTTCTCCTCAATGGGGTAAGTCTAGACGACAGCATAGGTTAGAGACTACGAAGGTATAATATATCCCTTCCTTAAAGAATTAGATGTACGGAAAGGTTGGTTAGTAACCATGACTCACAGGCGTGTTTCCTCTACCGACGACCTTAAAGATTTGGAGCAGTCTATGGCTCTATTAGTAGACGACTTCCATAATGGTACAAATGGTACTATAGACATACCAGAATGGTACATTGATGCTATAAAAACCTTTGAAGGAAAGCCTGGAAGTAAAGCACCTTTACTGACACCCCAAAAGGATGATGACTATCTAGCAAAGAAGGGTCAATTAGTTATTGGTTGGGGACATAAAACATTCGATCCAACTCTTATAATTACTGTAGAACAAGCAGAAGCTTTCTTGCAAGAGGATATGGAGAACTCCTATAACGAAGTTCATAAGATTATCGAAAAGCATTTTGATGGTATATCTTTAACAGCACGGCGAGCTTTACAAATATCTCTTATTGCCCCTCACTTTCAAATGGGTGGACCTAAGTTTTCACTGTTTAAAGACACCTTCGCAGCAATTAAGGCTGCTATTTACCTCCCAAGTGATGAAAATAAAGCCTTAGTAGAATATCATGCGAGACATTCTAATTGGGCAAAGCAGACTGAGCATAGAGTGGTTCATTGGCTCGGTGTTTTAAATCGTATCTTTGATAAAGAAGATTTCGCTACTGAGCCTAAACCTGACCCTAATACTACGTGGATAAAAGCAGGGGAAACATTAGGTGGAGTTGCATATAGGATAGCTAAAGATAAAAATATAGTTCTGACTCCATCGAAGCATGCCGAAGTTGTAGCCCAACTAGTAAAAATAAATAAGATTGCCGATGCTAATAAAGTACAGCCATATCAAGTAATTAGGTTTGAGGGTGTATTCCCTGATGATGTTAAGGAGCCACCTTCTGTAGATCCCTTATTGGATCTGGGTTCTGATACAGGATCAGCTCCTAAGATTTTGACCTCTGATAGGTCTACTAGTAAGTCTGATATTGCAAGATTTAGTGAGAAGGAAATAGACTTTTATGCGAGGTTAAAGGAAGCTGGAATTTATGACCCAGGGTCAGAAAATGCTGAATTGAATCTCCATAAACTTTCGGATGTTCCTCTAGAAGAAGGGGATAATTCGGTTTTTCCTCCAGGCTACTTCCAAGACTATACTAATGCCCATGAGGCTGCTGTTGCGGAGGCGCGAGAGCTGAAGATAAGATCACATATAGATGGTGATATACCACCTCGACAGGATAGAGATGCTGCTACTTTGGAGTATGAACAGCAGAGGAATAAGGAGATGTATGGCGGTGATGAATCAATCAAGCTATTAAGAAAATTAATCAAAAGAACCGAGGAAACCGCTATTGAATCCCCTAAAGATAAGACACCCGATTTATGGAAGGGTAAAGGTTATGCCTACGAGGCAACGGCCACTAAACCTGAAGAAGATCCCTCTATAACTCCAGTTTAGAAAGGAAGTTCATAATGCCAATGGTTGATGGAAAGCGTTATGCCTATACGGCTAAGGGTAAAGCTAAAGCCAAGGCTGCTGTTAAGAAGAAAAAGAAGAAGAAGAAAATGAATAAGTCCTACTGACCCTACAAGAAAGGAAAGACGGTTATGCCTATTTATAAACTATTGGATACTGGTACGGTTGACGCGACAACTGTTGGAACAGCGGTTACTGCTTGTGGGCGAATGGCACGTAACAATGAAGCTTTAGTTCAATCTGAAGTAGCGGGTGATAGTGCTGATATTAAACTTGAAGGACGCATGACTGTTAACTCCGCATGGACTGAGATTGATACTACTTCCTATGCAGAAGATACAAATGGTTCTATTAGAGTTGCACTATTTCCTCAAATGAGGGCTACTGTAGAGAACTTAGGGGGTGAGATTACTTCTGCTCTAGTAAACCTATACACAATCTAACCTTAAAGGGAGGTAAGTGCTCATGGCTACTGAAGGCTATAACTCTCCCTCAAGGGTGGAGAATGATGACTCCATTGGGACTAGCTTATGGGAAGATCCTGATACCGACAGTACTTCTGCTGCGTCCTTGACTACTCTCATAGCATCAAACGATGACGACGATGCAGTGACAGTATCTGGTTTAGGTGCATCAGATCCTTCTGTTTATCTTTACAGCTCCCAGTATCACTTTGGTATACCTGCAGGGGCTACTATTACAGGTGTAGAACTACAGTATGCGTGTGACGGATCCACGGCATCTAAGGACAACTCTATCAAGTTAGTTCTTGGTGGAGGCTCCTATGCGGGTAGTGATGAAAATGCTGAATCAAGTACATGGAGCTATAGTGGGGATAGCCCTCAAACTAGAGGCACTTCCAGTGACCTGTGGGGCTTCAGTGCGACAACCCAGTTAACTCCCACAGCAGCCAATAGCTCTAAGTTTGGTAGTGTCATTTCTGCTGCCAGAGTTTTTGGTTCTCC